CAAAAAAGTAATTGTAGAATTAATCAACAAACATTTTCCAGATTTTCGCAGAGTTATCAACGAACTTCAAAGATATTCAACTTCAGGAGATATTGATTCTGGTATTCTTGCGAATATTGGTGAATTGAATTTGACTTTATTAATTTCTGCATTACGAGAAAAGGATTTTCAGAAAATGCGCCAATGGGTTTCATCAAATGTAGACAATGATCCAATATCAGTTTATCGTAAAATTTATGACAAATTATATGAGGTATTGGAAAGATCTTCTATACCTCCAGCAGTACTAATTATTGCAGATTATCAATATAAGTCAGCCTTTGTTGCAGACCAAGAAGTAAATCTTGTTGCATGTTTGGTTGAACTAATGGCAGAATGTGAGTTTGTATGATGAATGAATTAACAATATTTGAAAAATTTGGAAAAACAGAAATTTTTGGTAAACGTATTTTACATATTGCCTCTCCTGTTCGATGGAAAGGAAGTAAGTATGAAGTAGAGCGTTGTTCCAACTGGAAAGTAATGATGGATACGGTGAATTTTTTGCCAATGTGTCATCACTATATTATGATTCCAGAAAAGAACACGCTCTCTTCATCAGACAAAATATATTCGATGGACAATGTGACAATAATTCCGTTTCCTTATCCACAATCGGTAATGCAGAATCGTGCTAATTTCGATGGTAAAAGATTTTGTAGAATTTTTTCTGGTACTCAAGAAAGTCGAAAAGTAACGAAAAAGGATAAAGATGGAAGAGTTGAATTTCGTCCTGGCGAATTCATTACATTACATACTTCTTCAATTGATATTGATTTTGTATTTTGTCATCAACCAGAAATTCTTACAAATGTTCTTTGGAATTTGTTGTCACTTCGTTATGGGATGAACAATACAGATTCCATATGTTTTTTCCATTGGGTTGATTGTAATGCATCAAGTCCTGCACCAGCATTTCCTCCTACATTTTTTAGACAATTTGAAGCTATTGATAGGTGCAGTAAAATCTTTTTCCATTCTGATATGAGTTTAAAATATCTCATGTCGAATTTTGGAGAAAAGAAACCCCATGTTCTTGTTCCAGATGAAAAAATTCTGATGGATAAAATTGCAAAGATGCCATTGAAAGCGAAACCACTTCCTCAAACGAATGGTGAGTATTGGAGCCCACCAGAAGGAAAGAAAATTATTGCATTTAATCATAGATGGAATGAAACAACTGGTGCAAGACAACTCCATAAACTGATGGAGGGATTACCCGAAGAATACCAAGTTTTGGTTACTGATGAAAAAGTTAAAAAACCATTATCTGGATATTCGCCAGTTGAGACATCTGGATTAGAAGAATTAGAAGAAAATCAAGAAGAATCTGTATTTGAACCAGGCAGATTTAAATATGCATACGAAGGAATTCCTGCATCACGACTTGGTTCTATGGAATTATATTCTGATTTTCTTCGTGGTTCATATGCATCGGTTGCATGGATTAAAGGATATGCAACATGGAATTTGTCGGTACAAGATCCGATACAGGTGGGTACACCAACTCTGGTATATGATTCTCCTATGATGAGAGAAGTTCTTGGTGATAATTATCCATTTTATTTTAAGACAAAAGACGAATTTCAAAGAATGATTCAAAATATGCCGAGTGATTTTTCTTATTCCATACCGAAACATGATTATACGTTTCGGGATAATTTAGTAAAAGCCATGATGAGTAGTTGGCAACATACTAAAATGAATAAAGAAGGTTCATTTTGTAAGCCATGGTTATATTTTATTTTGAATGGGTTGGAATATAAGAAAGATTTTTTGTATCAAACACATCCGATTATGGTGGATGCACAAGGTGGAAATTCTTGGGAAACAATTCGTAGATGGTGTTTGCAATTTGGATTGAAAGATGATCCAACTTCTCGCCATACTCGTTTGTTTATTCCAAATGAAGAATATGAAAAACAAAGTGGAAAAATATTTAGAAGAATTTGATGGTTCTAAATATTCTATGAAAGAACATGAAGAATTTCATAGTGAATTAAATAAAAGTAATGTAAGATCAACTTTATCAGAGTTTATGTCATGAGCCCTTTTGATTTTGTAAAACAGATTAATCATGGCAAGAAGAATCTGATGGATGCAACCCCCGAATTAGAAAGGGAGTATAAACAGTTCATTATAAATCGAGCATTAAGTTTTAATCACGATACGGTACTTTATTCAAACGAAATGAATGTCCAAAATCACCTAGATGCGAAACTTCAATTCGACTTTTTTCTAAATATAATCAGACCGAAGAAACGGTATGGAAAATGGTTGAAACGTGAAAACAATGGAGTTCTCGAATTAATCAAAGAATATTATAAGTGCAGTTATGCGAAAGCGAGAGAATACTCTACTTTACTTGATGATTCGCAACTGGATATTATTAAACAAAAAGTTGATACAGGTGGTTTGAAAGGACAAAATGAGCGAAAATATAATTCAAGCTATGATTGAAGTGACACTAAAAGAACCCGATGATTTCCTCAAGGTACGAGAAACCCTTACACGAATCGGGATTGCATCTAGAAAAGAAAAAACTTTATTTCAGTCATGTCATATTCTGCACAAGCAGGGTAAATATTATATTGTACATTTTAAAGAGTTGTTTGCGCTAGATGGAAAAACAACTAATTTTTCTGAAAATGATGAAGCACGAAGGAATACTATTGCAAATCTTCTTGCTGAATGGGAGTTGATTTCTCTTGTTGAATCAGATAAATCAGCAGAACTAACTGTGCCGTTGAGCCAGTTAAAAATCTTGTCATTTAAAGAAAAGGACGAATGGGATCTTACTCCTAAGTACAACATAGGAAATAAGAGAGATTCTGATGCTAACGATGAGTAGAGATTTGCTCTATTATAAGTTACATCCAGAAGTAAAAGAACCTTATCGTGCTACAGAAGGTTCTGCATGTTTTGACTTGTATTCTTTCTTACAAGAAGATAAACCAGTAAAAGTATATTTAAATCAATTTGAAGAAGTAGAAATAAAAAATAGATTGGTACAAAGTGGAAGAGTACAAGTCAATCCTAATGAGCGAGTTCTAATACCAACAGGACTTATTTTTAATATACCAAAAGGTTATTCAGTTAGATTATATCCACGATCCAGCCTTGCACTCAAACAAGGATTGACACTTGCAAATAATGTCGGGATCATTGATTGGGATTATGTTGAACCAGTTTTTGCAATGATTGTGAATATAAGTGGATTTACAAATTATGTGAAACACAATGAACGTATTTGTCAAGGCGAATTGTTCAAGGATCAACCTTGTATTTTAGAAGAGGTAAAAGATCGCCCACAGACAAAGACAGATAGAGATGGAGGATTTGGATCAACTGGAAGGGAATAATCTTGGCCTATATTATCGAAAAATGGACAGTTGCATCTGTACAGGTAGTATATTATATTCCAGATTTTCCGCACATAGTGAATGAATTTATGTGGCAAACAGATGACCAAAGACCCGATTTTCCAAGAATTGGAAGATTTTTAAATTATTGGGATCGTTATATTGACGGCCCAATAAAAGAAGTGTACATATATGATCATGATAAACAAAAAATTAGACATGTTGATCGAAGATTTAAAATAAATTAATATGAATCCAGTTATTATTGATGGTTTTTTGAAACATGATGAGTTCAAGAAATTACAAACTTATATGATGAGTCCAGATTTTCAATGGAGATTTATGCCAATTATAGATCGCATTGATGAAAAAGGAAATAAGTTTCAATTTGTACATTTGTTTTATCAGAATTGTAAACCCATAAGTCCAGATTATTCTATACTTGCTCCAGTATTTCGAGCAATAAATATGAAATCATTGTATCGAATTAAATCAAATCTTCTTACCAGAACACCAGAAATAGTAGAAAATGACTTTCATTATGATGTTTCGGATTTTACACCAGAACAAGCCAAACATTGGACTACTTCAATTTTATACATTAATACAAATAATGGATATACAAAATTTGAAACAGGCGAAAAAATTGAGAGTGTAGAAAATAGATTGATAACATTTTCTGCAAATTTGAGACATACAGGAGCATCTTGCTCAGATGAACAAAGAAGAATGGTAATAAATTTCAATTATTTCACTTAGAGTATAAATAAATTATGAATACGAAATACAAATTATTAGTGGAAGAAGGAATTTATGCTGAAGATTCACTAATAAAATTGATTTGGACAGTTTTAAGACATCGCTTCCATCACCTATGTAATGGTGAAGGATGGCGTGATTGAGGTGCATCATAGTGATGGCCTCGTATAACTACCCCTAGTCTAGTGCTATAGATAGGGGGATTTTTCGATAACCTCGCTTAAATAAGGAGGCATTATGGTTACATTAGCACATCACACTAATTTCACAGCAGGCGATCTTGAACGTTTTATGGGTCTTTCCATTGGATTTGACTCCATGTTCAATCGCATGATGAACTTCCCCACAACTCAACAAGAAAGTGGATATCCACCTTACAATATTCGTAAGTTGGATGACTACAATTACGTTATTGAGATTGCCCTTGCAGGATTCTCTGAACTTGATATTGAAGTTGAAGTGGCGGATGGAGTCATTTCTGTTCGTTCTAAAGAAGACACAAACACGGTTGAAACCGAACTTGAAAAAAGAAGGGAATATGTTCATCGGGGAATTGCCAGACGGTCTTTTGCTCGTAAGTGGACTCTTTCTGATGACATGATTGTCAACGGAGCCGAGTTCCAGAACGGTCTTCTGAACATCAATCTGGAGAAAGTGGTTCCAGATGAAAAGAAACCACGTATCGTTCCAATCACTATACCAAATGTGATTGAACACAAAAAGAAGTAAATCACTTTTTCCCCCTACTAATATATACTTTAGTGGGGGGTTTTTTATTTTTTAATTATTCGTAGGAGAAAAATAATGTTACCGTTATTATTATTCAATGTTATTTCTAGTCTTGTCATAGACAAGGCAACAGATTTAGCGACAGAGCACGTTGAAAGTATGATAGATGATCTACTTCCAGAAGCTGCAAAAAAAGAATTAGACAAAGTTATAAAGGCTGACCCTGCACACCAATTTACAAATGCTAAAGATGCATTGATGGGTGCTGTTGAGGGTAAGTTACCTATAATTAAAGCCGATGGTACACTTAAACCAATAGAAGTGACATTTACAGTTTCATATGATCCCACAACTGGATCTGTTGATATTCAGAAAGGGGCGTAATATGGCTGACATAGTAAGAATATCAAAGAACTTTGCTTTATCAGAAATGGTGAAGAGTGCTACAGCAGAACGATTAGGTGTGGACAACTCACCTAATTTAATACATCTTGTGAATCTAACACATCTTGCAATACATATCTTGCAACCTGTTAGAGACAAGTTTGGAGTTATTACAATTAATTCTGGCTATAGAAGTCCTGCACTTAATGCAAAAGTAGGCGGGTCTAAAACAAGTCAACATTGTAATGGACAGGCCGCAGATTTTGAATCTTTTTCGACACCGAATCCTGACCTTGCGTTATGGATTACTAAGAATTTAGATTTTGACCAAATCATCTTAGAGTTTTACGATGGAGTTGACCCGAATAGTGGTTGGGTACATTGTAGTTACAATTTGATGGGAAATCGTGGAAAAATACTTACTGCACTTAAAACTAAAAGTGGTGTAGTATATAAGAATGGTTTTGTTAGTAAATAATGAAAATTGAAGATAATTTTTTAGATCAAGAAAAATTTGATGAATTGCAAAATTTTATGATGGGTCGAAATTTTTTTTGGACT